GTGAACCTCTTACCTAAAAAAACAGCCTGTGAGCGTGACCCCTTCGCGCTGTTGCATGGCTGGCAGGCACTCACACAGTTCTCAGGATTGAAGGCTTGGTCAGGTGCGTGCTTGATACTCAGCACATGATCCACAGTAGTGGCATCACCTTGACAGTATGCACAGGTATAGTTATCCCTTGCCAGTATCGTCAGGCGGAATGCACGCCATCGTCTGCTGTCTCTAGGGTCATTGACTCGTCTAGTGTTGAGTGCCATTAGATCTCATCATAACAGTTACCGCATACCCACCAAGCATAGACTTCTATTAGCTCTGACTCTGGAGTCTCACTATCACATCGACTGCACTTAACAGTAGCTTCTAGATCTAATGCCAATTCTTTAACTTCCAATGCTCATAAGCTTTACATGGTGTGGAGTATCTGTGCTCTATGTAGGACAAGCCCCATCGTACCTGTGAGTACCCGTCTTGGTCTTTAAGCCACTCACTCTTACCCTGAGGAATACCATAATGAGATCCATTAACAGCTTTAGGATTCCATGCACTCTCTTTACCATAGAGCTTAGTAAGACATGAATACTGCTTATAGTCATAATGTAATAGATGTAATGCATACTCTTTATAAGTAACGAATTGCATTGGTTTAGATCCACCTGCTTCAGGCATGAAGCATAGAGCTATCCCAATAGCTACTAGCACCCCCCGAGCTATCCGCCTAAGCGGCTCGGGTTGAGCCTTTGAGAGGCTCTGCCTAGTGAGCGTACCATTGATGTCAAATCCATTTGTAAAAGTCCTGCTCAGATCGCGTGTTGCTTTCATGATTACCCCCTGTGGATAACTTCTGTGGATAATTATTTATCCGTTGAGTAAAAGCCTTTACCCTTAAATACTGCTGGAGTAGCTGCGATTAACTTAATCATTGGCTCATTGCAATAGGTGCAGGGGATTATTGGTCTATCGTGCCATCCGTGATAGATCTCTTGACTAAGATTGCATCGTGTGCATTTGTAGTCGTAGGCTGGCAAGTTAAGCACCTCTTTATCATGTAAGACCCACAGCCTTTGCAGCGGTCAATGTCTGCTTCTGTGGGTTCGCTGGTTAGATGACCATACTTTAGTTGGAGCAATGGTAAGAGATCCTCTAGACGGATGATGGCGGCATACTCACGCGCATCTTCACCTTGTCCGTTGAGTCTAATAACTCCGAAGCCTAATTCCCCCGAAATGGCTGTCCGAGCTTTCAGTTGTTTTAAGTAAGCTAGAGGTTGAAATCCAGCGCGAGCTTTGACTTCAACATCAAACGGAACATTAACAACATCCTTACCATTACCCCTTCCCACACATGCGCCTTGCCATACAGTCGATAGGTACTGTGCAACAACACGCTCTGTGCGGAAACCTCTGTGTTTCCTTGCTTGACTAGCCATTCACAGCTTTACATTTACCGCATTGCCATGTAACAACGCCATTGACTGAGTCAGATGAAATGTCCTCTAAGTCTCTGATTGCGACTGGCTCATTACACAGCTGACATGGCACAAAGGCTGACATTAAATCAACCCACTCGCCATTGATCTTGATGCCGATGTTCCCCATTACACTCTCGCCTTCTGTGGTTGCCATTTACCATCTGATCCAAGCTGATACCAGACAGGCGGACAGTCTGACTTAACTCCACCTGCGTTCATTTGATTGCATTGATAACCGCCCCAAGCACGACCATTCTTCTCACCTTCACGCCAGCGCATCGTGCCATGAACGCAACTTGGTGACTCAGCAGCTTCACCTGTGCCAATGATTGCCGCAACTGTTTCCATTGCCTTGTCAAGCGTGACAGGCGCATCAACAACCTTGTTATACTCATTGACAGGGGTTGTCCAGTAATCCTGATCATCCGCCTTGACTTCCTGAACAGGTGGTTTAACTGGCTTAGCAGCTACTACCTTGCTCATTTCCTCTCGGCTTGGTCTCTTTCCTTTAGGCGCATAACCTGCATTTGCAAGTGCTCTGCCGATTGCCGAAGTCTCGCAATTCTCCAATGCTGAAGTCTGATTAACGCCTCGGCTAGTAACTGTTTCTTCAGCGTACCCTGTTGCCCATGCAACGCTATCTTCAGCATTCTTAAATAGATACGCCTTAACAATGTATCGAGTAGCCTCGACAACTTCCAACTCAGTTGAAATGCGGAACGCTGGATAGTCCTTAATAAACTTTTCAAGTCTCACCTCTACTGGCTCATAATCGGCTAAATTAAACATAAAGATCGTTTTCCTCTGTGGCTAGTTGCCCTGCGAGTGCGCCATACGAGCAGAGATCGACCCAGTTATCGATGTGTTGGGCTGATTGATTAGTCCGTGCAAGTTTAACGAGCACCATGATCCCTGCCACCTGATAGTCGTGTATCGGTGTTTGTAGGTATGCTGAGAGCAGCATTGCGGTGTGTTGCAGGTTATCCGCAGGGTGACCATACGATAAGCCACGATCACGGATCGTGTCGGTGGCTGTGAGAAGGATTTCATTGGCTTTCATTCCTGCCCCTTGATACTGCGACCACGATGGTAACCATCTCGCACGCCCTTTTTGTAAGCTGTTTTCTGCACATCGATGATGACTATGATAAACCCTATAATCATGCCAATAATGCAGATAAGAAGTAGCTTGTCTGTGTTTGCCATTGCCTTACCTAACTGCCCCAATGCCCTTGATTGGTGACAGACTTAGTGTGACAGAACTGTCCGACTAATCAAGCACATTCTGATAACGAAATGATAACGATTATCTGGCTCGTCCGTAGGTCTTACCAGCCACAATGAATGTGCCATCTTTCTCGATGTGGATAAGATCGACCTGCACCTTAGCCTTGTTCACATAGATAATGGCGAATGCCTGTTGCCAGTTAGCCACGCCCTTAGTGTAAGCAGCTTGCTTAAAGTCCATGAGGTTGCCTACCTCAACACCATGCAGGACACGCCCTATACGACCCCCAGAAGCCTCTGAGAAGGCTGATCTGCCTGCTCTGTGGGTATGACCTGAAATGACATTCTTTCCGTGCCTACGAGCCGCCTCTAGGGCTGATAAGCCCCCCTGTGGCTTGATTGGTGTGTGATCTCCGTGGACTGCAATCCAGTTAGGTGCAATAGGCATTGGATTCTTATGGAAGGTGATACCTAACTCATCGAACTTCATGAACTTCTCAAAGCGCAGCTCTGGCAATGCTCCGAACGCTGGCACTTTAGCCATGATGATGTTATACAGGCGATCTGTGTGATTGCTACGGATGCAATCTGTAACGCCTAATTCCCATAGCAAGTCCACAGCTTCATTGCGGTCATCATCTAGGGTCTGGGCATAACTACCCATGCGCCCTTCTTCCCACTTGCTTATCTGTGGAAGGTCAATCTCATCACCGATAGTGACTACTTGGTCAGGCTTAAACTTGCTGATGAAGCTTGCAAGGTTACGGGTTGCAACCCTGTCATGATACGGAACTTGGAGATCCGATACGACCACGATTCGCTTAATCGTCATCCTCATCTACATAATCGCCTAACTTCTCAGGCGGTATTCCATCGGGCAAGATCCAATGCGGATAAGCTTGGGGTTCAGTAATCATGAACATCGCAACATCTTCTGCAAAGCCTGCTCTTTTGAGCGAACAGAAATACTCATAAAGCCCAATGCAATAAGCATCAAGCTTTGAGTAACCTTGTTCCTCTAGTGCCTTAGTTGCTTTTCTTGCCATAGCAGAATGTTACCTGTCAAGCAAGATGTTATAGATCTCATCGACTCGCGTGTTGAGTCTTTTGATCTCAGACAACAGGTGGGTAATTACATAGCCAGACAAGCCACCGAGTGCTGCAATGGTAGCAAGGTAAAGGGTAAAGAAATCTGACTGTGTCACTTCTTAATTCCCATAGAAGGATCATTAGGCGATAGGTAGCGCAGTACAGGTGGAAGGATTGAAGCAACACCTGCTGCAATGAGAGCCTTAGGATCTGTGACCCCAGCTGCTGCCATTGAGATTACTGCTACTAAGAATGCTCTAGCCCATGAGCCTGCTGCTGTCTTTAGTTCATTCATTATTCTCCACCTAACATAGATACTTGAAAAAAAGCCCCATCATTGTCAGCTTCTTTCTTAAAGCTAACATGCATGTGCTTAGTGTGTTTGTTAGCCCCTGTGTACTTGCGCCACTTCCAGTTAAGGATGTGGGAACAGATTCGTCCATCGAAAATGATGTAACTAATACGCTTGTCTGCTTTTGACTTGGACAAGGTACGAAGCTGATCAGCAAGATCTCCCATGATGTCTGGCTTTCCGCCCTTGAATAGGTCTTTGTCCACATCAATGGCACGAACCCAGCCTTGCTCATCAGGATTATGATCTGACTTGCGAGCAGCGTGTCGGGTATCACCGATCCAACCATCCGATGCGCGGTCACGATCTGGGAACGAATCATCGAACTGTTCTCTTAATTGGATAGCAGCTTTAGATAATCTCGGCTTGATGCTCGACATTAGAACATTCCCATCGCTTTAAGTTATTCAATAGCAATTCATCGTGAGTGCATAACATCGGAGCAATAAATGCATCATCTATGGGATCGTATAAGTAACCGACACCAGCATAATTGTAACGAATGTTGCCATTATAAGATGTTCTCTTGCATGTTTGACCCTTAAAATTACTGTACCAAGTTTCAGGATCTAAACCTTCAATTAGTTGTGTTTCATCAATGCCAACAATAACTTCTGTAACAATGTTACTCTCATCTAAAAACGCATAGTGTGCCATTATGCCCAACTCACATTTCCTGTGCCAGCAGTAATCGTAGTAATTTTATCTGAGCCAGAGGTTGAGGTGCTTCCTGTTAATCCTGCACCAATGGTAATTGTTAAAGTGTTTGGATAGCGAAGGATAACGATTCCAGAGCCACCTGCGCCTGAAGTAGAAGGTGAATTGTAAGCTCCACCGCCACCACCACCACCTGTGTTAGCAGTTCCGTTTGTTCCGTTAGTTGTGTTGTTACCACCTGCACCACCACCACCTGCACCACCTGCTGCAATTGTGCTTGGTGTGCCAGTTCCACCGCCACCGCCCGCATAAGTTACAGATGAACCTGAAATTGATGTTGCAACACCTGCACCACCCGAACCGCCTGTTCCATTTGGTGATGACCAACTACCATTTCCACCAACTGCACCTGCACCACCACCGCCACCGCAATTTGTGTCAGGTCGATCAACAAGAGCAGAGTGAGTACCACCTGCGTAACCTTGACCACTTGTTCCTGTGCCACCTGTGAAACTTGTGCCACCGCCCGAGTTACCTGAACCACCGCCAGATCCACCATTGCCGCCATTTTCTTCTGAGTAACCACCTCGACCGCCACCTGTTGAAGTGATAGTTGAAAAGACTGAATTGCTACCAATGGTGTTTCCGTATGATCCCCAAGTTGCAGATGATCCACCTGCTCCAACTGTGACTGTATAGTTTTCACTCAAATTGATTTTTAGTGGGCTTTCTAAACTTCCACCACCGCCTGTTGCTGTAACTGTGCAGCGCATACCACCTGCGCCACCACCACCGCCACGCGTGGAGCTTCCTCCACCACCGCCAGCGACAACTAAATAATCAATTGCAAAACCAGATGAAGCACTAGATGCAATAATGCCAATAAGTGAAGGAAGCATTAGGCAATCGCACCAACAACAATCCATGAGTTAGCAGCAACCTTGATGCAAGCTGCTGACTTATAACGAGCAAGGACTGGAGCTGCGGCTACTGCACCTGCGCTGTTAATTGTAGTTGTGCCAGAAGTGACAGCATTGATTGTAGTAATGCCTGCACCCTTCTGATAGACAAGCAAGGTAGTACCGATTGGAAAGTTATAAGTCGCATCTGTTGGGATGCGGAAAGTGTTAGCCGATGCGTTGTCCATCGTAACAATAGCGTTAAGACCATCTGCCTTGACTGCTGTGTATGTCGTGCCAGTCTGTGCATTGACCACCATGCCAGCCATCGATGCATCGATGGCATCGCCTAGTGTGCGAATGTCCTGTGCGCCATTCTTGACAAGTCCTGAATTGTCAGGCTCATTCCAGCCGAAGTTAGGTGATAGTGCCATTAGGTTAGTGCTCCAGTCGCGTTAGTCCAGATAAGTGTACCATTCACGCCTGTCCAAGCTAGTGAAACAGGGGTGACAGTTTCCCATTGGGTTGTTGATAGTGAGAAGTCTGTTGCTGAAATGTAGAGGGTAATCTCCACAAAGCTAGGTGTTGCTCGTAATGCCACATTCTCGACAAAGCCATCGAATTGTCCACCGAGTAAGTTGCTAGGCAAGTTATTGATCTGCACAGGCTGACCAAAGAATACGCCAATAAGGTTATCCAGCATAGTGCTAGGAATGTCTGGGTTATCTAGACGAAAGGTAATAGCACCTAATGAACCGCGTGGGTTCTTACGCAAGTTTAACTCTCTAGAGGCGATGTCAGTAATGTCTGACAGGTTCTTGATGTTAGAGTCGAACGAACGCTCAAACAGCCCGTAAGAGGCTATGGAGTCTGTGTCAGAGGTGCTGTAGGTTGATCCGTATCCTGTGGCGTATCGGTAGATAAGGCTGTTACGGATGCGAGCAATCTGAGTTGTTGAGGTGATAGAGCTTGGTGTTGCATAAGACCCGTCAAGGTTAGTAAAGCCATTTGTTGCGAGATAGTTAGACCTGTGATCCGCATCGTCATAATTGACATCCCCATTCTTGCCTTCACTAAGCTGACCCAATGCGCTGTTAGCAATCTGATCTGCCAATGTCTGAGACTTAGCAGAAGCACTAGCTGCAAGGGCAATCATCGTGTAAAAGCCTGAGTCAATCGTGCCGATGTAAGACTCTGCATTATCCCATGTGACATCTGCTGGATAGGTTGCCCATGTGACTGTCGGTGTTACTTCTGCCCATGACAGGTTAAGAGCTTGTCCTAAGATCGTGGCAATCTGTGCGCCATCTAAGCCTTCTGCAAGTGCTGTGTTAAAAACAGCTTTAGTCAGTTTAGCAAGTGAGCCAATGCCCAAGATCGTGCCAGTCGTAACAAAGCCTGTTTCTTCTGGGCTTCGCACTCCGATGTTAAAGTCTGAAACCTCGCCACCGAATACAGTTACATAAGCCCCTGTGCTGTTCTTTAGTTCTAGGGTAACTGGCTCTGTAACATTGATAGTAAATGGAGAATTGTCTGTGTTGATAATCTCTACTCGGCAGTAACCTGCTGTCGGTTGCCGATCAATGTCTAAGCGACCAGATGCGAATGACACAGAGGTGACTGTCGTATAGACATCATCACCTACTGTAACTCGCCATTCTGGAAGCCATGTCATACTGCGGTTAGCGTTCCTCTTTGTTGCGCTTCACGAAGCACATTGTCAATAGCTTCTGCAATGGCGTTAGGATCTCCAATGCCTGTATTCACGATGATTGTGTTACCGCTTGATGCACCTGCGCCATAGCCCCTACCTCGGTTCATGTCAGGGCTGTAGCCACCCAAGTCACCGACTGAACGCTGATAATCAATCAAAGCTAGAGCATCTGCTGCATTCTGCATGTCTAATAGGTCTGCAAAAGCATTAGCTCTGGCTGAAGCTGCATCCGCGTATTCTAAGATAGCTGCGATGGAGCCGCCTGTAGTATCAATAGGTGCGATGTAATCTCCAACAGGGATACCTGATCCCATAGATGAACTTGTTGGTACTTTTGCCTTGCTTGCTGTGTTAGCCATGTTTAGCAATCTCAGCATTTCAGCAATCTTGGCAAGGGCTTCATCTAGATTCTTTTGATCGATCAACTCTTTAGGCTTCAATCCAGCAAGGATTGACTCAATACTTGTTAACGTAACCTTTTGACCAGTCAGCGCAGAAAGAACTTTAAGGTCTGCATTTAGTTTATTAGTTGCCGCGATAATGGCTTGCTCGTCCTTAGCAGCAATAGCCTCTTCTAAGACAAGGATAGACTGCTTGACATTAAGTCGAGCAACATCGTTAGCAATCTGCATGCGCTGTGCGCTAGAGGTTGCCTTGCCTAATTGCTCAGCTTGATTAGTTAGAGCTGCTGCAATCTGGATCTTGTCCATGTCAAAGACTTCGTTGCCCTTGTTAAGAGCAAGGTTAGCCTTGTCAATGGCTGCGCCCAGTTTCTTATCTTTAACAATCTTAGCCTGTGCTGCTGCTTGCTCTTTTGTAAGCTTAGTCATTGCCATTGCGTTCTTTCGAGCGATGGCATCTGCACGCTGTGTATCCTGTGAGGATACTGTCATAGAAATGTTGCCGAAACCCTTACCATCACCGAACAAGCCGCCCGATGGCATAAATAAACTAAAGTTCTTAAAGTCAAAGATTGACTTAGTGATCTTGATGAACTCGCCTGTTTCGCGAACGAAGTTAGCAATCGATTGCGCTGCCTTGTCGATCTTGGCGATAAACTCATCTGTTGAATTGGAGTTAGTAACAGTCATCAATGCATCAACAAGACCCTTACCAATAGTCTCTTTAGCATTGTTAGAAGCCACAGTTAATTTAGCAAGTGAACCTGCATAGGTATCAGCTGCCGCGCTTGCCTGTCCTGCGAATAGAACTGACAAGCGTTCTTGGATCTGCTCGAATGTTGATGTTGAAAGTTCTGCTCTAGTGAGTCCTACACCCAAGCGACCTAGTGCCTGAGTTTGTCCTAAGTATGCCTTCTGCAAGCTTTGTGAAACTTGGGTGACTGACTTGCCCGTACCTGCCGCGATGTCAAGTGCAAGCCCAAGTAATTCCTGTGACTTAGTGACATCGCCTGTTGCACGAAGTAAGCGATCCATTGCTGGACGAAGCTCGTCATCGAGCACGCCTGTCTGCATTTCAAGGCGAGAGATAAAGCCATTGACTGTGCCAATGTTTGATCCGTAAGCCAGACCTAGATTTTTTAGGGTAGTGCCTAGAGCCTTAGCAGCCTTGTCATCTTCTGCGAATGCCTTAACGGATGCCTTAGCGTAGGACAGAAGCTTCTGTGCGCTATAAACAGCAAGCAAGCCTTTAGCAAGACCCTTGACATTCTTGGTCAGTTTGTCTGTTGAAGTCTCAGCTTGCTTGAACGCCTTCTTGCCTGTGAACTCGGCGGCTATGTCAATTCTTACATCTGCTGCCATTAGCGCACCTGTGTCCTTTTCTCGAACTCAATTCTAGACTTTTCAATCGCTTTGACAACAGCTGCATTAGCCTTGCCTTGATCTTCAGCCCATGCACGAAAGATTGCGCGACCCTTCATCTTACGAGAAGCGCGACCCGACTGTCCTTCTTGTCTTTGATAAGCATTGACAATGCGTGAAGTCTCGTTCATAGCATCGATGAACTGCTTACCCGCATTAGGATTATTGCTTAATGATTCGCTCTTAGATCCTGAACGGATTGTCTTGCCATAATTAGAATGACCAAGTGCCACGACTTTAGCCAATGGTGCTTGGGGTCTGCCCTGCGGATTTAGGCGACCAGCAGTTTCATAGATAGAGCCTGAAGGTGAAGCATTGACAATGCGTGCAAGTGAGCGAAACCCAGAGCGATTCACTTTAGATGGAGTGGTCTTATACCCAACTCCACGCTTAGCCTCTGAAGATGACCAGACTCGGTTGCCCCAAGTGCCGTTAGTGCTTTTAGCCCAACCGCTTAGAGGTGCAGTTGATGGAATGAAACCGCGAGCCTTAGAAACGATAGGCTTCAAGACTCCAGCGATTTCTTTCTGTGTTTCTTTAGCAAGATCAGGTGTGAATGCTCTGAGGGCTTTTCTAAGCTCTACCGCGCCTTTTACTTCCGTTGGCATCGCTCACCTCTTTCGCTTCATCTTTAAGCCCTTGCACAAGTGCATCGAGCATTGTCTTGTCTAGATCTAATAATTGCTGTGGCGCGATTCCCAACCTAATGCTTAGCCTAGCAATTAGGTAGGTGAATGGAAGATCGCGCTTTAAGCTAAAGGGTCAGAGTCCAACACTTCCACGCTCTTTAGCGTTTCGATGAACTCCATCCCATAAGGCTTAACAGTCTCACCTGTCCTGCGAGTTACTTCCCATGCTAACCAATAGACATCGCTCTGCTTTTCTTCATCGCGGAACGCCTTATGGAAGCCCTTTTTAGCGTACTGTTCAAATGCGTATTCCACCGCTGGGGTGATTTCGCCTTCTAGTACGCTTCCATCTGTACGAACTATCTTTAGTTTTGCCATGAGTTTGCCCCTTTGTTAGTTTCTTACGCTGTTGTTACTGCGATTGTACCTGATACATTCCAAGTTACGCTCTGAGTTGATAGGTCTGCAACTGCACCATTTACAGGTGTGATGTTATTGACCAAGCATGTCATTGTGTAAAGTGGGTTGGTAGGTGCTGTTGCTCCAGCGAATTGCTTGAATGTAACAGTCGTGTTTGTTCCCCATGCTGCTGCAAGTGTCTGAAGTGTCTTAGATGTTGCTTCATCATTTAGGAAATCGATTGTGATGCTTGATGCTTCCAATCCCTTGACGAAGCGATGACCTGAATCTCCAAGTGCTGTGACTTCAAGCTCATCAAATGCGCGGTTAATTGTTACGCTTGTGACTAGTGTTGAGAGATCTACCGAATTAACAGTTAGAACTCCGGTATTGGCTAGATAAACTGACATCGGTTATTCCTCGTCCTTCTTTGTAGTTACTGGCTTTGCTGCTGGTACTTCTTTAACCTGCCCGATCTTGATCAGAAAGGCTTCGTTCTCTTTTTCCCAATCGGACATGATTAACTCCAACTCGTTAGGATTGATACGGACATCTCGCAGCTGAGTAGGTCTCCCGAAGCAGCGTTGAGAATACTTGGTGCGCTGATTGCGCTTACATTATAGACCAGAGATGATGCGGCTAACTTAGCGAACACGCTAACTACTGTGTCCTCTATGCCGTTAAGGTTTCCTTCGTTGTCAAAAAGTGGAACAGTCATCACGATCTTAAAGTTAGCCATTGGGCTAACGGAGATCTGACCATTGTTATTGGGTGTCAAGTAAGGATCATCTGGAGAAACAATTACAGAGTTAGCAAGAACTGTGGCAGGTGGAAATGCAAAAGTCTGCCACTTGGCATTGTCTATTAGTGCAGTTGCTAGTGTCGTTCTTAAAGTCGTTATGGATACAGGTGGCATGGGTCACCCGATCATGCTGGTAGGCGCGAGTGCGTGCGCAATCAATCCTCTTACCTTAGCGAGTAGCTGTGCGCTCATTCGATAAGGTGAGGGCTGGAAATCGACTGCGTTACTGCCTGAAAGGGTGGCTGTACGCGCTTGCCAGATTTCAACAGCGATCATCAAAGCTGCTTGCTGGACTGCCATGTCAGTTGTCCAGTCTGTGTAAGTCTCTGCTGTTACTGTGCCAAAAGGCTCAATAGGATGCTTAGGTTGAATTGTGCTGTGATTAGTTGCAACTGAAATTGAATACTCTCCAACTGTTGCAATGGTCTTAGATCCATTGTATCGATTGCCTGAATTGGCAATAGTTACAGTCTGTCCAACATAAAAGATGTCTGTGACAGGAATGTCAAAGTATAAAGTTCCTTCATTCACAATGTTGCTATGTGCTACTGCGAACCATTGAGGCTTCCATAACATAGGCAGTAGAACTGCATCGGATGCATCACAGACTTCTTGCAGGGTGGCATCTGGGTACAGCGTACCGACTCCGAGTGTTGATCGGAGTTCTGCGACTGTCGTTAATGCCATTGCAATTCCTTTCGTAAGACTCTAGGGGATCAGAGGGCTACTGACCCCCTAGAGCGACTTAGTAACCTATTAAGTTAGGTTGAACTTACGAACACCCTTACCTGACTTAGCAAGATAAATTGCCAAGTATCCGTAAAGGTTGATCTCTACTTCGCCTGTTGTCAAAACATTAACGCGAAGCTGTGTCTGTGGTGATTCCCAGACATAGACTGAAGATGGTGCAACTAGGTATGCAGAGTTATCTACAATTCCTGATGTTGGGATGTTGTGATCCACGATGAGGTCTGTGCCAAGAATGTTGCCACGAACAGATGTTGCTACTGCGTTACCTGCTGCGTTGTATGTTGCACCCTGTGCTGAGTACAATGCTCGTCCAGTGGTATCCGCGTAGCCAGTGATTGCAGCCCACTGATCAACAGAGGCTACTAGCTTGTTAGCGAAATCTCCGCCTGTACCCTTGTATGCTGCTGCGCCTTCTACAGAGATGAATGACTGTAGTCCTGCTGCTGTTGCTGCTGTTGTTGCAGCTGTTGTTCCTGATGTTGTGAAAGCAGATAGAAGTGCTGTATCTGTTGCCTTCTCGTATGCCTTACGCAATTCAGTCATCATGATTTCCATGAACGCTGGTTGTGATCTGTCAATGAGCTCAAAACTCACACGCTGCAATCCACTGAACTTTTCCACATTTATCGTGTCAAAGCTAGAGGTCATTCCTGTTTCTGATGGTGCTGAACCTTCGTTAGTGTCTGCAACTGTTGGAGCAGTATTTGGCGTTGCATCATTTGTGTAAAGGCGTGGAACAGTAAAGCTCATGCCTTCTGGCAATAATGCTTGGCGTGTTGCTGCCTCAAATGCTGGACGACCAGTAAATGTGTCAGTGATAAATGTGTTTAGGTGTGGTGCAAGTGTAAGACCAGTGTTTGTTGATGTTGTGTCATCTGCTGCGCGTACTACGCGGCGAGCCTCATCATCACCAAGTGCTGCCTTGATGTTTGCTTCTAGGTATTGTGCTGATGTGATTGGTGCTACGCGCTCGCGCACGAATGTAGTTGCTGTCACTACAGTTGGGCGAGCAGCTTCAACCGCTGCTGCTTCTACTGCTGGTGCTGCAACTGTCTCTGGAGTATTCTCCACAGCTGTCTCGC